GGTGTTCTGAGGATGACGCGTTTAAACAATTCACTGTGGTTGCTGGGGGGGGCCCTGACGTGTCGGTGCAATTTTGCCCGGCCGAGATCTCCAAAACTATCGAGAGGTCCGTGCTTCACGTCTATGACATCGCACAACAACCCGTCGACGAGCAATCTGCCGCCGATTGGTCAATGGCTTGGTCGGCACTTGCTGCCATAACCAATTACGATGTCCTCCCCATGTCCAAAGAAGAAGTACTTGAATACTTCCGAGCTTCCGAATCCCCATCTGGCTCCGCTGGCTTCCCTTACACTTGCGCCTCCAAAGGTGAGGCACTCACTCCTGAAGAGTTTGAGTTGTGGTGGGACTGGCACCAAAAATTAGTGTCGGGTGAAAAAGTTGACGATGTCTACTTCACACTCGGCCTCAAGAGAGAGCTGCTCAAGCCCGAAAAGATTGCTGCTCGCGCCACACGTCATATCCTCAACGCGCCTCTGTACCTACACTTGTCCTGCATAGCCATTTTTGGCCGCTTCGCTGAAGCGTTTTATGCAGATACTGACTCTTATTCACAGGTCGGTAAAACGATGTACTATGGAGGTTGGGATCGTATGCTGAAGAGGTGCTCTCAGTTCGCTCGCAATGGAATAGGATGTGGTGATGTGCAAGGTTGTGATGTCTCTCAACAAGAGCTCACTTTCCAGCACTACCGCAACTTTTTCAAAGCGCGATCTGACTCTTCGCAACACGTGGCGATTGATCGTATTTTCGATCTCGCGCAACATTCTCTGATCATAACCTCTGATGGGGTCGTGTATCAGAAGTGTGGATCCAACCCAACTGGCTGGTTCCTAACTATCATTGTAAATACTCTTTGCGTGGTCTCTCTCCTCCTTGCTTGGTATCGACGCCAATGCATCTCGTCTGGCATTCTCCTGCCCAGCCACACCGTGACTGAATTCGTTGACGAGGCGCTTTGCAATTTTGCGTCAATCAACATTGGAGACGATTGGGCCTGTTCCTGCGCGCACGCATCCATTGACGTGCGAACCCAGACGGCCTATTTCGCAACACTGAACTTCAGGGCTCACGAAGTCTCAGTTGTTCACCGCCCAGAAGAAGTTTCTTTCTGTGGCGCATCGCGCTCTGTTATTCTCAACGGACATTATCTTCGCATCCCTCGTTTGGATAAAATGATGTGCCGTCTTCAATATTCTGAGAAAACAACTCCCGCTCTCGTTTGGGAGAAAGCGTGTGGCATTTTACTCGTTGTCTGGCCTTCGAAAC